CCAAGACAATTTGGAGCATATGGTAACTTAGCAAGCACATTGGCTTCTGCTTGTTATGTATTGACAGGAAACGTAGACACTACGAATTTCTTACCTGATATGCAACTCAACTTGGGAACTGCAAATGGACCTATGTTCAGAATAGTTTCTGTTACATCAACAGGTATGCTTGTACAGTCTATAGATAACGCAGTACCTTCAGTTGGAAACGTACTTATTAATCCATCTGGTTATGTTTTCTCTGCGGCTGGTGTCACTCCTCCAACAGCAGATAAATATTCTGGTAACCTATTGTTTATCGACAATAAAATTGCGTTTACTCCAACTGCTGATCAGAACGTAACTTTAAGAACTATTATCCATTTCTAAGATAAATAAACAAATAACTTAAAGAGTAAAAGAATGCTAGATTTCAATACCGAACCGTATAACGACGACTACGACGAAGGCAAAAAGTTTTATCGTATTTTATATCGCCCATCCTTTGCGGTTCAGGCTCGAGAACTTACTCAAATGCAGAGTATTCTGCAGAATCAGATCAAACGCCATGGAGACGCAATCTTCAAACAAGGCGCAATGGTTATTCCTGGACAAGCATCTGTTCAAACTGCAAGCCAGCCTGGAGCTGGTGCAGATTATGTAAAACTTCAATCATTATATAATGGTGTTGCTGTTGAAACTTTCTTGTCTGCGCTAAAAGGAAAGAAACTAATTGGTCAAACAACAGGTGTAACTGCAACTGTTCAACTACCAGTTTCTGCGCAAGGCAATGATCCTACAACATTATATCTAACATATCTTACTGCTGGTACAGATACAACTACAAAATTATTTGGAGTAAATGAGGTTTTAAAAACTGCTGATGGTGTTTACTCTGTTCAAGTTGGTTCTACTAGTGACTGTGTTGGTAAAGGATCTCTTGCTACAATTAATCAAGGTGTTTACTATGTTAATGGTAATTTCTGTTTAGTAGATACTCAAACAATTATTCTTGACAAATATACAACTACTCCTTCTTATCGTATTGGTTTGTATGTAAATGAACAAATTATTACACCAGAAGAAGATGAAACATTATTAGATAATGCTCAGAACTCATTCAACTATGCTGCTCCTGGAGCACATCGCTATTTTATTGATCTTGTTTTAACTAAAGTTGCTCTTGATGCATCTACAGATACTAATTTCGTAGAATTAATTCGTGTTAATGGTGGATATATTAAGACTGTTGTAGAGAAAACAGAATATTCATTGTTAGCAGATGAACTTGCTCGTCGCACTTATGATGAAGCAGGCGACTATACTGTCCGTGGTTTTGATATTGATATTCGCGAGCATAGAAACAATAATCGTGGGACTTGGACTACAAATGCTGCATATTTAATTGGTGATGTTGTTACATATAATGGAGTAACATATACTGCTTTAAATAGCGCAACTTCTGTTACTACCCCACCAACACATACTTCTGGATCTGCATATGATGGTCCAGGAGCAACAGGTGTAAACTGGAATTATGATACAGCCCCAGTTTATAATCGTGGTATATATCAAAATGGTAATGAATCTCAGATCGCTGTTGGTATTGAGGCTGGTAAAGCATATGTTCATGGATATGAAGTTGAAAAGACTGCATTAACATATATCCCAGTTGATAAAGCCAGAACATATGTTCAGGCTACTGCATCAGTTATTGATACTACTGTTGGTAACTATGTTTTAGTAACAAACGTAAATAATGCTCCGCCAGTTGAAACTTTAGATCAAGTTAAACTTTATAATAGTATTACTGGCTCAAGTACTGGCACTGCCCAAGGTACTCTGGTTGGTTATGCTAGAGTAAGATTTATGGAGTGGCATACTGGTCTACCAGTTGGGAATTCTGCAATCTATAAACTTGGTTTATTTGATGTTCAAATGCTTCCTGGATACGCATTTAACACAAACGTAAAATCAATATTCTTTGACAGAACAAATACTAAACTAAACTTTAGTGCTGATATTAGTCCTGTTGTTACACAACTAATTGGTTCTGTTACAGCTTCTAGCACCACAGTTACTGGTACTGGTACATCTTTCTTAACTGATTTGAAAGTCGGTGATCTTGTTCTTATTGGCGGAACTGGTGGTAGTTATCGTAAAGTTACTGCAGTTTCAGCTCAAGGTACTATTACTGTTGACTCTTCTATAACAGTTACTGGCGCAACCATTGCTCGATGCACAACTCAAATTTTAGAAGCTGATAAACAATCTTTAGTATTTAAATTACCGTATAGTGCTATTCGTTCTATGAGAACTGCTGGTACTGGTGGTACTAATAATACAACTTACTATTGCTACCAAAGATTTAATCAGCTTGCTACTGGAACATCAGTAACAATTACTACTTCTGGTACATTTGCTCCAGCTTCTGAGCAAACTAACTACACAGTAATTGATAATGATGCAACAGCTGGTGGAGCAATTATTACACCAACATCAATTACAGTCTCTGGATCAACTGCTACTATTGTTGTTCCTGCAGGTCAATCTGGTCATTACATTACAGTTATCGCAGCTGTTATTAGAAATGGCGCTGGTTTCGAGAAAACTAAAACATTGACAACTTATACTGAGACCTTTACAACTCAGACTGCTGCTCAAGCAAGTGTAATTTACTTAGATAGAGCAGACTTATTTAAGATTGTAAGTATTAAGATGGCACCATCAGCAGCATGGGGTTCTACTCCAGCATCTAGTGCTTATACTGTTGATGTTTCTGATCGTTTTACAATTGATAATGGTCAAAGATTTACCCATTATGATTGGGCATCATTAACATTAAAGCCATCATATGCGCCACCTTCTGGACCAATCCAAGTAGTATATCAATACTTTGAACATGGCGCTGGTGACTACTTTGATGTAAATTCATATAGCACTATTGACTATAAACAGATACCAACTGGACTACGTGATGCGATCGATTACCGCCCACGTGTAGCAAATAAATCTTCTGGTTCTTATAAAAATTTCGTATCAACTGGTGGTATTGTTTCTGGTGTTCCAAAACGTGGTCAAGCAGCTACTGCTGATTATAGCTACTACTTACCAAGAAAAGATAAAGTTGCTTTAGACATTAATGGTAATTTATTTGATATTACTGGAGTTTCTTCATTAACTCCAGGATATCCAGCAGACCCAGCTTTGGGAATGGTATTATATACTCTTGATCTAAGCGCATATACATTTACTGCTGATGCAAATAATGTTCTGTCTAGAAAGATTGATAATAAACGCTATACAATGCGTGATATTGGTAAGTTAGAATCAAGAATTAATAATCTTGAATACTATACTTCATTATCATTATTAGAACAAGAAACACAAGCATTAAAGATTACTGATTCTAGTGGTCTTGACAGAATGAAAAACGGATTCGTTGTTGATAATTTCGGCGGAAGTAAATTAGCAGATAGCACATCAGCTGATTATATGTGCTCTATCGATATGGAAAAAAGCCAACTTCGACCATTCTACACAATGCGCAACGTAAACTTATTAGAAAAGTATTCTAATGATGCTGCTCGTGCTGCTGCAAATTATCAGTTGACTGGTGATGTAATTACTCTACCATATACAACTACTCCATTAGTTCAACAAGTTTATGCTTCTCGTTTAGAAAATATTAACCCATTTGCTATCTTTACTTTCCTTGGTGATGTTCAATTAAACCCACCATCTGATGATTGGTTTGAAACTAATCGTCTTCCAGATGTTATTCAACAAGCTGAGGGTAATTATAATACTATTTTAAACTTAGCTGAAAAGGCTGGCGTTCTTGGTACTGTTTGGAATGCTTGGCAGACTGAATGGACTGGTATTCCTATTGCTGGACCAGTAGAATATTCTGGCTCTGCAGCTTCAATTGCGCAAGGTCGTGGTATAACTAATGGAAACTTTAGTCTGAATGGTGGTTGGGGACGATACGCTGGTAGTTATTCAGTATCACAAACATTCGCCACACAAATTGGCCAATCAAGAACTGGTGTTAAAACTAACATCGCCTTAAAAACTGATTATGAAACTGTTTCTGATACTACTGTTTCAACTGCAGTTATCCCATATATTCGTTCAAGAAATATTCTTGTACAAGCACATAAACTAAAACCACTAACACGTTTCTATCCTTATTTCGATGGTGTTGATGTTAGCGCATATTGCACTGCAGCAACTAAAATGGTTTATACTCCAGTTTCTGGAACATTTGACTATAAAACTAACGTAGGTGGCCAAGCGTCTGAACAGAAACGAAGAATAGCTGGTGATTCTCAAGCGTGTTTAAATACAGGTGATGTTATTACCAATAGTGCTAATACTGCATCTGCTGTTGTTGTTAATCGTTACCTAGATGTAAATGGATCATACTGTTTAAGTCTAGTAAATATTAAGGGTTCATTTACTGCTGGAGATACTATTTCTGGTTCAATTAGTGGCGCTCAGGCTACTGTTGTTTCTACTTCTACTCCATCTACTTTAGTTACAACTGGTGGTGGTGATGTTGAATTCTTATTTAACATTCCAAATACTGATTCTGTTCGTTTTAGAACTGGAACTAGAGAATTTAAATTAGTTGATTCTTCAAGTTACAATGGAAATTATACATCTAGAGGTATTGCTACTTACGAAGCAACTGGAACTTTAAGTAATACACAAGCTACTATTAAAGCTGTTAGAAATGCTCAGTTGGTTCAAGAACAAGTTTCTGATAATCAAACTATTTGGCAATCTTCTACTAAATCATTAGGTTCTGGTGGTGTTTGGTATGACCCATTGGCTCAGTCATTCTTGATTCAGAAAAAAGGTGGAGCATTCCTAACTTCTATTGATATTTACTTTGCTACTAAAGATAGCACAATGCCAGTTACTCTTCAGATCCGTGAAATGGTTAATGGATCTCCTGGTAAAAATATCCTACCATTTAGCGTTGTTACTAAACGTCCAGAAGATGTAAGTCTTTCTCAAAATTATGTAACAATGCCAGACGGAACACAACAACATAGCTACGACACTCCAACAAGATTTACTTTTGAGAGTCCAGTTTATGTTCAGGATAATACTGAATACTGTTTCGTTCTTCAGTCTGATTCTAATGGTTATAATGTTTGGATCTCTTACATGGGAGATCAGATCCCAGGTTCTGGAAGAACTATTTCGGAACAACCATATGCTGGTGTAATGTTCAAGTCTCAAAATGCTTCTACTTGGACACCAGACGATAATGCTGATATTAAGTTTACAATTAATAGAGCTGTATTTAATACTTCAGTTATTGGTGATGTTGAGTTTGTTAATGATGTTTTAACATATGATGTATTAGATAATAATCCATTCGAAACAACTTCTGGCTCTAATTTAGTTCGTGTGTGGCACTATGATCATGGTATGCCATCTGGTTCTACTGTAGATATCTCTGCGGTTGATGCTAATGATCCAGGAACTGGAACTATTACTGCTTCTACTTCAAGCACTACTGTTACTGGCGTTGGAACATTGTTCACAACTGAACTTGCAGTTGGTGCAAACATCTATAATTCTCAAGATGTATTGATTGGAGCAGTAGCTTCGATCGCCAGCAACACTTCTCTAACATTAAGTACTAATGCTGCGGTTGCTGTTACTGGTTCTTCATATCTGTATGTTTCTCCAGTTAATGGAATTCCAGCTGCTCAGATCTATGGTACTCATGTAATTGGTAACGTGGATATGCATGCTTATACATTTACTACTACTGCCAATGCAACCACAACTGGCTATGCTGGTGGTACTTTAAATAAAGCAAGCAAGAACGTACAGTATGATATTATCAATCCATACGTTCAGATGCAGACATTCTCTGATACTACTACTTCTTTTAATATTAAAACAACTTCAGGAAAAACAGTAGATGGATCTCAAACTGCATACGTTACTGATGCAGGATTCTCTCCTGCTCTTGCAAAACAGAATAATATTTTCTACTCTCCAAGAATGATTTCTTCCGAGGTTAATGAGAATGTTAATATGTCTGGTTCTAAGTCAGTTACATTTGCAGCATTGATGTCAACATCTAATGACTCTGTTTCTCCAGTTATTGACACTACTAGAACAAGTCTAATTGCGATTAATAATAAGTTGAATTATCCAACAGAAACAAATACAAACGTAGCGACTATTGATCTTGTTACGTCATTCTCCTACTCTACTGGAGCATTTAGTTTCTCTGGTTCTACAATAACTTCTACTATTTCAGCAGTTAGAACAGCCATGGCTGGTATTGGCATCGGTAAATATGTGACAATCACTGGAGCAACAACTTCAACTAATAATGGTACATATCTTGTTACTGGATATACTGATGATGGTACTACAGGAACTATTACTGTAAGCAATACATTTACCAGTGAAGCTGCGGTTTCAGGAACTACTGTTTCTACTCGTGTTCTATTTGCAGATGAAATTGCTCCTCTTGGCAGCACTACGATTAGTAAATATGTAACTAATCCGATCAAGTTTGCGAATTTGTCTACTTACATGCGTGTGATGATTTCTGCAAATATTCCTGCAGAAGCTGATGTTTCTATCTATTACAAGACTTGTACTGGTGATGCGGGTCAATTGGCGACAACTAAATATACTCAGTTAACTCCAGATGGAACTATAACTAAAGTAGATAATGGTAACTACACATTTAGTGATATTACATATACTTTGACAGGAATGACATCGTTCGATACGGTTCTTGTAAAAATTGTAATGAAATCTACTAATAGCGCAGCTGTTCCTGTTATTAAGGACTTCCGAGTAATTGCTTGCCCATAATATGAATGATTTTTTGAAAGTTGAAGGACACGCCAGTTTAGTTAGAGATCCTACTACTGGCGCTATTATAAACAATAATAGAACTGAGTATGAAGTATATCTCGCTACCAGAAGTAAAACTGAAGCAAGAGAAGCTGAAATTTCTCAACATACAGAAGACATAAATAACATAAAGAACGAATTACAAGAGATTAAGGGTCTACTCCTTCAGCTTTTGACTAATAAATAAGGTTTGACAAAGGAAACTTTTAAATGGCCAATATTACAGCCCCAACACTAACGCTAAGAGGATCAAAAGGTAGTCCTCTTACAAACACCGAAGTTGACAATAACTTTAGTAACATCAGTACAGCGATCGCTACTGGTCTTACTGCAGCAAGTTATACTGCAGCCGATGTTCTTTCTAAAGTAAACAGCTTGACTGGCCCAACACAGGCTGGTGGTCTTAATGCTGATACAATGACCTTTGCTAGTGGCGCAAGATCTGCTACCAATGCCAACACTGCAAATACTATTGTCGCTCGTGATGCTTCTGGTAACTTCTCTGCTGGTACTATTACTGCTTCTTTTAGTGGTGCGCTAACATCTTCAAGCGTAACTATCAGTGGTGGTACTATTACTGGTCTTTCTTCTGCTATTCCTATCGCTTCTGGTGGTACAGCTGCTACTACTGCAGCTGGTGCTCGTACTGCTCTTGGTTTAGCAATCGGCGCTGATATCCAAGCATATACTGCAACTGGTAATGCATTGGCTGGTCTTACTTCCTCAGCTGATGTAGCTCCATATTTCACTGGCGCAGGTACTGCTTCTACTCACTCATTTACTTCTTATATGCGTGGTGTTGCTGGTTCGGCTGATGCTGCAACTGCTCGTTCTAACCTTGGTTTAACTATCGGTACTAACGTACAAGGTTATGATGCTACATTAACATCTTTGGCTGGTTCAGGAACAGGTATTGTTGTTAAATCAGCAGCTGGTACTATTGCCCCAAGATCTCTCGTAGCTGGTACAGGTATTACTATTTCTAATACTGATGGTACTGCTGGTAACCCAACTATCTCTGTTAGTTCATATGTATCATCTGTTCAGGGTCAAACTGGTGCTGTTATTGTTTCTGTTCCTGTTACTTCTGTTCAGGGTCAAACTGGTGCTCTACAGGTTACTAGCGTTTCATATGCTTCTTCTGCTGGTTATGCATCAATAGCTGGTTCTGCTCAGGGTGGTTGGCCAGGTTATCTATCACAGTTTATCAATAACATTGGTAACTATGGTAACTTTATGCCAAACTGTAAAACTAATTTAACTCAGTTTATTAACGACTTAGGTAACTATGGTAACTTCAACCCCAACTGTCGTTGCAACTGCTAATATTTTAATTATTAGAGTGTATAATTAAAAGAAATAAAAAGGAAAAATACTATGAGCAACTTGCTCCTAAGACCAAACCATAGAATACTGTACATCGCAGAAGGTGAATATGTAAATCAAATATTCACTGTATCTGGTGATTCTATTTCTTTGAAGACAGTTGTTACTGTTGATGAACAAGAACATAAAGTTTTGGACGTAGTTCTATCTCTAGAAACATTGAGATCATGGACTGAATTGGATTCAAATATGGTAGTGGGGTTTACTCTTTATGGATATGAAGACTTTACTGCACCATTCTCTCTTACTGACAAACATCTACTGAATATGTCTAGAGCAACTGCTCCACAACGTATAAAAGACAGCTTTAGTTCTAGAGTTGGATTACAATCTAATTTACAGTTTGTTGTCAATAACCCAAATGGAAATTTTGAAGATTTCAATTACGTGTTAAGCACACCTCAAGAAAATTTTACACTAGAAACCAATTCAGATCACAGCACAATTTCTGATCCTCGTTCTTTTGATATACTACAATTCTTGGATACAATTCAAGTAAGTAAAGATTTATCGTATGACAATGCAGAATATGACAAATTTATAGTAACATCCGCAGCGCATGTTCCAACTGTATATGTTCAACAAGTGATTGGAATTTTAGATAGAACACGTGTAGAATTAACTAATGGTTCTGGAAGTTTCAGAGTATTGAAGAACTCCCTAGAGAGTGGTGAAAAAGTAAAAGCAAGGGTTGGATTTAAATATTATGAAGCAATGAACAAGTTTACTGATCAATAAGCAAACTAAACAAAGGGGTGCTTCGGCACCCCTTATCAACTAAATATTATGGTATGTGAGAGGATATAATGGCAAAATTTACATTGACAGTAGTTTATCCAACTACTAACGAGCAACGAAAAATAATCTATGATAATGTGACCAGTGAATTGTATTGGGACGATCAGTACAAAAGTAAAGTCGTTCAAGACGCTACGGTTCAAGAACATATTCCAGAGCAAGTTAAAATTGAAAAAGGTAAAGACCCAAATCTAGTAAAGATTTTAATGGGTCTTTCTTGCAATTATGAATGTGAATATTGCAATCAAAGATTTGTGCCCCATGCTGAGGAAACAAACCCCAAAGATGTACAGCCATTTATTGATAGACTACCAACATGGTTTAAAGGCGGATCTGATGGATTAGGTTCTGGATCTCGTTTTGAATTTTGGGG